ACGGCACAGGGCTTCCATACCAAACACTGGTGAACCAATACGGCGATGAGTTGCTTTACAACTACATTGTGACTCAATCACCAGCAGGGGCTAAACAAACAACTAGCAACTCTCAAAGCATTGCGCTTTATCAGGCACAGCAATACGCCCTTATGGACTTGCTCAACAGCACCACAACGGAGGTTGCTGGGCTTGGCAACTATCTGCTTGGTAAATACCAAAACCCAGTTCTCCGCTTCACAGGGTTATCTACCCAAATGGCTGCTCTTTCAACGGCTAACCAAAACATCATTCTTGGCCTAGACATGACGAGCATTTGCACAGTCGTTAAGAACTTTGTTGTTGGTACTCCAGCGACGGAGACGCAGACCCTGATTGTTTCGGGCATTAGCCACAACATCACTCCGGGTAGCCATATTGTTTCTTATACTTTTGAGAGTACGGACGGCAACCAATACTTAACCCTTGACGATGCAATCTTCGGAACGCTTGACAACAACCTTCTAAGTTTCTAGAAAGGAAACAACATGACAGCACCAACAACATTCGTTTCAGGGGCAATCCTGACGGCAGCACAGATGAACGCACTGCCGTGGGGCATTGTTGATGCCACCGCTGGTGGTACCTCAGGTCGTGGCTATGTCGCTCGCACATCAGGCGATATTTCACTACCAACAAGCAACGGAGACTTGGGTAACTTAACAGTCACTTTCACAGCAGTGACAGGAAGATTGTACAAAGTTAGTTTTTCGTCTTATGTGGCTAACAGTGGTTCAGGCGCACAAACAATTATTTTGCAAATAGCAACAGGGGCCAATGTGCCAGTGCAAACGAATCTTCAAGAAGTGCCATCAGCAAAACAAGCGCCCACAACTATGCACGTTATTCTTTCGGGCTTAACTGGTTCTAATACTTACAAAATTAGAGGAAGGGCTACCACATACAGTGGCGCTTTACTTGCCGCTTCAACAGGTAACGAAGCCACAGCAACATTCAGCGTTGAGGATATTGGGCCATCAGCATGATGCAAAAAAGCCTGATTCTATTGGTGATTTGTGCATCGCTCACCGCATGCGCAGACCGTGAACGCCTCAACTGCCCACCAACCAAAAACAAAGCACTACGCGGCGTAACCGAAACAATCGTGCCAACAACAGCACCTGCCTATGGCACTGGAGGGAAATGCGTATGAAACCAGACAACAGACACACAAACGAAGAAATTAAAGCACGACTCATCTTTGTTGTAGCCGTTGGATTGACAGTTGCTTTCCTTGCTTCAATCTTGGCTCTGCTTTATGGCCTTTTATTTGTTACCCAACCGCTTGAAGTCTCACCTAATGATGATGCAGCATGGTCTGTATTGTCGCCAATGCTTGCCACGTTGACAGGTGGGCTCTTGGGGGTATTAGCAGGTAACGGGCTTAAAGACAGACCGAAAGACCCACCAGCACCATGAGCGTCCGTCCTTACCCTTATTACCCATCTTGGGATGGCAAGCGCACACAACCCGTTACAGCGAAACTTGTTGAACTTTGCAAAGCACGTTGGGGTCTGACCTCGCTAGGCACTTACGTCAATCGGCCAATGAGATCAGGAGCAAGCCTCAGCGTTCACGCCACCGGGTACGCAGCCGATTTGAAATACAAAGACGAAGCCCAAGCCCGAATCATTTGGGACTGGTTCCTTGCCAACAGCAAAGCCCTTGGACTTTGTGAAATGCACTGGTACGCCTATGGTGCCTACGGCGCTGGCTACCGTTGCTCTCGTGGCGAAGGCAAAGCAGGCGTAAAGATTTACACAGAAGATGACAACGCAGGTTCCTACCAAGGCTCCCCAAATTGGTTCCATATAGAGTTAGCGAACCAAACGCCAGAGCACTTCGAGCAAGTCTTTCGAGCGTTGAAATAAGAACTCCCAGTATTGTTTGAGCGTTACTGGGGCTAGGTGGTGGGTATCTTTGTTTCCATTGGGATATCCACCACTGACTTCGCCAATTGTGTATAGTCACATTCAGCCACTCAAAGGGCTCTAACCAAAGGAAACACCATGACAGACCAACCGTCCCTATTTGATGAACCACTAGCCATCGCACTACTAGAAGAAGCCATTGAGCGCGTCGGCCTCAATGCAGACATTTCATGGGCAGTAGAAGCCCTTAACATTGTTGGGATGTTATCCATCGAGCGTCACGACTTCACCACAGATGACGTCTGGGAATGGATGAACCATTTACACCCCGAAATGACAACCCACGAACCAAGAGCCATGGGCGCTGTCATGCGTAGAGCCTCACAAATGGGTCTGTGCGCCCCCACAGAGCGTTACAGCAAGTCATTGCGACCAGAGTGCCACCGACGCCCAATCCGCGTTTGGGAGGGTATCTAATGACCGACACCCAGTTCATTTACAGTTTCATAATGGGATGGGTGTCATGCTGGCTATTCCTCAAAATGATGGCAAACCGACCATGATTCCCACATGGGGATACCTTCCGTTAGTGTCTAAAGACAAATTGACACTCGTTCAAATCTTCACGGATTTGAAAACAGGCGAACATATCAGGATTACAGTCGCGCATCGCTTGGCTCCCTACCTGAGTTGGTCGCCGCCTATTGAAGTAGAGAGAACCTGAAACGCATCATGGCACTAGCCCTTCTCGTTGTCCTATCCGTACCAGCCCACGCAAGTGCGGCTTCCAACTCCCACGCCAAATACAAAGCCGTACTTCCAGACGCTTATTATGATCAGTTAGCCCGATGTGAAACTGGTGGCAACTGGCAACACTCCACCAAGTCCTACACAGGTGGTCTTGGCATTCACCGCCAGACTTGGCGAACATGGTCAGACACGCCCAGTGCAAAAGGGCGTAGCCCCATCGAGCAAGTCAAGGTGGCTGATGCCATCGCCTTCAAATCCCACATCAACCCAGACGGACGCAAAATATGGCGCGTTGGGCCTTGGGGCTGGGGCTGCCTAAAAGGGCAAAAACATTTACAAAAGTTCATCTGCCAATCCCGTCACAAGGATGTGCAAAGATGGAAACGCAACTGCTAAACAAAGGAAAAACAATGGAAACATCAACAGGTGAATTAATCGCCAAACTAACCAACTTGAGCCATAACCTTGCGCTCGAACTCCGCTTTAAAGAGTCAAGCCTTGTGCTTGAAGCCGTTGGCGCTCTACATACGTTGCCAAACATTGCCGAGACAATACGCAATTCATGGCATCCGTCAATGAACGACAGTGGCCCTTCAAAAGGCTTGTCATACATATCAAGTGCTCAATTAGTTGATGCTGATGAGTGATTACATCCACAAAGACGACGCTTATGAATGGCTCCGGGACAAAGAAATACAATTCGCTGAGGATGATTTCGCCAAAGTACAGGCAGAGCGCGACGCCCTAAAAGCCAAAGTGCTTGAACTCCAAACCGAACTAGACCGCATAACAAGGGAGTACGCTCGTGGCCTTTAATCTTGACGATTACGAACCAGTAGCCAGCAGGCTTGACCGATTCCTTAAAGCACACCCAGATGCTCGTGTCATCACTGATCTAGTGCATTACCTATCCGACATTGCTGTGTTTAAGGCTGAACTATGGCTTGATGGTGAAATCATTGCTACTGGTTGGGCAGAAGAAATCCGTGGCCAAGGCAACGTGAATAAGACCAGCCATTTAGAGAATTGTGAGACTGGCGCTGTAGGTCGTGCTTTAGCGAATGCAGGACTGTCGGGTTCTGACTTTACCAAGCGCCCAAGCCGTGAAGAAATGGGCAAGGTCGTGCGTATGCAGGGCGACACTCAAATAACTGAGAACAGCAACCTTGCCAGCGACAAACAACAAAACATGATTCGAGCCGTTTGTAAGTCAATGGGCAAAGTACCGCCAGCCAATCTTCAAGGTATGACTAAAAGAGAAGCAAGTGCATACATTGACACGCTCAAATCAGGTGAGACACCAGCGCCTCAATACGACACACCAGAAGAGCCGTTCTAATGGGTGGAAAAGGCAGCGGAAGAAAACAATCAACAGTTCATAGTTGCGGCCTTCCTTACAGTTACAGACACGCAGATGGCAAAGGGGTTTGCACTTCTTGTTCCGGAATGAAAAAAAGAATCATCCAAAAGTCAATTCGGCAAATTGTGCAGGAATACAAATTGTCTATGGCTAAATGCAAGAATTGTGAAATAGCGATTCATTTAGGCAACGTTGCAATGTTTGCTTTAGATCACAGAGAACCAAAATTAAAAAGGTTTAACTTGTCAAAGGCTCAAAGGTATCCACGAGAAATAGTCATGGAAGAATGCCTAAAATGTGATTTGTTGTGCCACAACTGTCATGCCATGAAAACTTATTACTCAAACGACCACAAGAATCAACAAATTAGGCGTGAAATTAGAACTACCGCGCCGTTGTTGTTACTTATGGAAAGGTTGAGCAATGGTTGAGTTCTTCACGCTTGTCATTATGTGCATCTCACTGTTCATGTGCGGCTTCCTACTTGGCAAAGACCAATGACACCAATCAGCGAGGCTTCATTCCTCCAGCAAGTCAAAGGGCTTGCCTATATTCACGGCTGGTCACTGCATCATTCGCAGCCCTCAATGACACGCACAGGGCGATACATCACCACAGGCTCAACAGGCTTTCCCGATATTGTTATGGCACACATCGAGCGTGGCCTTATCTTCGCTGAGTTAAAGACCGACAAAGGCAAGCCCAGTGAAGCCCAACTTGGTTGGCTCAGAACACTGCACCCTCATGCTGAATGCTACTTGTGGCGACCCAACGACCTAACCGACATTGAACGCAGGTTGTCAGGGTGTTAATAGTCGCATGGTATGTCCTGCTAATCTCCATCGGCATCGCCATACTTCAAGGCATACGCCGAGACTGACGCTCGATCACAACTGAATACAACCAAGGCCACATAGGGAATTGCTCTCTGTTGGTGTTTACACGGGAACGTGGGTAGAGCAGTGCGCCCCAATACTTGTGATGACTAACGTGAATGGCTGTGGGGGTAAGCCACTGTGCAGCGTCTAAACGTCACAAATACGAATGGTGTCCACTTCCCTAAGGTGTCCGGCAACCAAGGCCGACAGGTCTGAACTGTGGGGAACACAAACCAAAGACTCTCTCATGCACTGAAAG